AGATTTGAATTCAGACTTATCGTAGTTACGGTACCCAGCAACATTACGAATCTTGAGTTGGAAGTCTGCACCGTTCCAGAAATCAAACGGGTTGACAGGCTCTTCACCAGGGAACTGAGGCTGCATTACATCCATGATCTTGTCAAAGATTTTCTTACCGAAGTCATAGAGAAAGACTTTGCCCTCATTAGAAGGGTTGGCAGGATCGCTGACGATCATGACATTAGAGACATAGTGCAGACGACGCTTCTGCTTACGAGCAGTTTCTTTATCGTCTTCGACACCAGAGTTCCAAAGGCGAGAGTTCAGTTCACTGACGGGATCGTTTTGACCAATCGTGGTGAGAGACTTCTCAATGTACCACTGACCAGTCGGGCCCTTGAAGAAGTGATCCCAGTAGCGAACCCAGGGCAGGTCTTGACCTTCACCAGCAGGCAGAAAACGAACAACAGCAAAGCCGTTACCGTTTTCATCAACACTAGGCTTCCAGAAACGATCATCACCATAAGACTTCTTCTCACCACCGCCATTCATTTCTTGGGCAGCATTGAGAAGCTTGGAGAGATCAGTAGAGCGAGACTTGAGATTTTGAAAAGACATATGTGTATCCTTGTATGTTCGTATGTTTTGTGTTTAGTTGTATCCACTTCACCATAATATTATAAACTATTTAGCTTTAAATATCAAGCGTATTTTTCTTGGGCAAATAGTTAAGTCCCATCGCCTCAGCTTCAATGTGTTCCTTTATCGAATCACTGAGGTACTTCTTTACATCTTCAGGGTCAATGTTCTCTCGTTCGCAGAGTTCAACAACCGAGTCAATGTAGCTAAGCTTCGTCGTCCTGACCAGCTCCTCCACCATCTGACTGAAGGCCTTCTTCGTCATAAAGTTCGGTGTGCTTTCTGTTGGGTCCTTCGGCTCCATAGGCATTCAACTCCATTTCTCTAGTCCATATCTGAGCGATGTCTGGATAGTAGACTCCGACAGACCGTTTGGGTGTCCCATCAGGCCAATAAGCCATAGTAAGACAAACCTCTTGCATTCTACCCTCTCGGCGTTCACCGTAGCGGTAGTCCAAGTATACTCCAGTTGACAGATACCTTTTCAGATTATCAATGTAAGTCTGAAGTGAAGTATACTCCTGGCGCTCATTGGCTTTGTTACTGTCCTTCAAAGCCTTCATACCATTCAGTTCAGCCTGACAGTTCTTGATCCACTGCTTCACTTTCTTCCAGTGAAGCTTAGAGTCTTCAGGCATATCACGAAGGTCTTCATGAACAGATGCATCACCCTTGACGCCTCGAGCAGCACGAGCCTTTGCAAGGCGCTCAATCGCAGCGGCTCTCTGCTCTTCTGTCATAGGCTTACGCTTACGACGCTTCTTCTTTTGTTTAGGCTCCACACCCATTTCACGGAGCATGCGCTCTTGGTTCTTACGACGGGTCTCAGCAGCTTTCTGACCTTTTGTCATAGATACTCTCCCAGAAACGATACACTAATTATATCAGGAAGCAAATCCCCTGTCAATGCCCGTTCATCGGTTAGTCAATAATCTCAAACCCAAAGGGATTGTCATCATGAGTTACTACTTGCTCGTGTTCTCGCTTAACAACTGGTCCATGCTTGAGTGACCAGAGTTGAGTCACTGCTGGTGTTGCATGCAAGACTCCCGAAAACTTTCTATACCCAGGTGGGTATAAGAGTTTAGGCTCTGAAGTGACTCCTATTTTATTAAAATAAGGGAACACATAATTCTTTGTTTTTATTAAATAATGTTTGTGATAATCAAAAAAGAGGCTTGCCGTCTCTTGAAACTCAGCCATAGGGCCAATTTCAATAGTAGCAGTCTGGTACCTCTGTTCAAGAAACTTTGCTAGCGACTGCTCAACTGAATAGCATTCAAACCACAGACCAGGGTTCCAAGCAAAAGAATCCTTGAGCATGGGCAGAAACATATCAAGCTTTTTTCTACTTCTCAAAAACGCATCATGCTCAAGAATAATAAATCGTGACCTTGACTTTGCTGCTTCTTTCCATAAAAGATAGTGACTATTGAAACAAGCTTTTTCGCCGTCAGTATATTTCTTCTCTACTCCAATATACTTGTCATTCACATAATCTTCGGTAAACTTCAGAACAGGCTTTTGTTCAGCAAGCGTAGCCGGAGTCACGCACTGAACCTTCTCTATAGAAAGAGGGGTATCAGCGAATGACTCCAGCGATTTCTCCAGATACATCTTCGATACTGGATTGTTTTCGTCATAGATGACGAAGGCTTTGACTGACTTCACCCAATAAGACCGGGGAAGCTAACCAGTTTGTCAACTCGGAAAGAGCGCCACTCTCCTAGGTCAACATCAAAACAACGGACGGCAGACTGCCCTTCAGCGCTTTCTTCGACTTTACCAGACTTGGGCATCTTGTCTTCAGGAATAATGTCGGTCCTGAGCGTCGCATTCATAGTGCGTACTGCACCGTCCTTAACCTTTTCAAAACTGAATTCTACTACACCTTCACGAAGACTATCAACAACTGCTTTAACATCAACCATTAGTTCCACTCCGAATCAAATTTAGTTGTCTCACGGGCAACTTCACCATAGTATCTATCAGCATAAGACTTTTCATCTTTCCAATAAAGGTCAGAACGATCATCTAATCGACTGATAGCCCGAATAAGTTTAATGTTCCTACGATTTTGTTTATTCTCCTTATCAAGTTTACGACAAATCTTGCGAATCAAGGCATAGCGCTGAAGCTTAGTCATACTACTTCTCCAAATATAAACCAATCCGGGGCACTGCGAGAAGACCAATCCATGCTGAATCGGGCTTGTTTAGTCAGGTAGAACTTACGATAAGACTCTACAGGATCATCCGACATACACTCAGGGTTGCTACCCATAGCCAACTTGAAGGGCGTCATAGGTCCCTCAGGGATCTTGTCAGGATGCGCACCAAGCATATGCCGCATTGCATAGCACTTATGCTTCTTGAAGTAGCGGTGCGTATACTCTTCGCAGAGGGCAATGAAATGCTTGAAATGCCAGGAGTAGTTAGCACTGCTCTCCATCGTCCACAGAGTGCAGGGGTGACGCATGTGGACTGCTTTGTATAGGTGCAACTCCATGTGAGGAATCGGATGCCACCAGCGCTGAACTTTGCGCCCATTGGCGTTTTTGTCATAGTAGAATTCGCCGTCAAGAATCCGATGAGCCGTAGACAGCATTTGAGCCGACTCAACAATCATCTTGACCACATGCTTGTCGCACTGCATTTGAGCAGCCACAACGGGGTCTTTGTCAAGAACGAAGATATTCATATGTCTTCTCTCTCATCAAGTTCGTTTGACTCTACGATAGCAAGACCGATATTGTGAACCTCACTGAAGGCATATTGAGTCTCAATAGCCTCTGACATGGAGTCCATGACGGCGACTAGTTCACCAGTACACTTGTCAATCAGTTCGTACTTCATACGCTAGGTCCATAGTAGTTAGAATCATAGTGCTTACGCTCGCCACCAGGGGCAAGAATCCAGCCTTCAATCCTGTAATCAACGCCTTCAACCCAGGACTCATCACGATGAATGGTGCGGACAGCAGTCCAGCACTCAGCAATGCGGTCATAGGACAACTCAACAGGAGACTCCCAGGGCTCGCACTCGTAGTCATCGTCCGTAGTAATAGCGGAGTTGATGATGGTTTCACGATAGTAAACATCATCGTGCTCAATGAGAGAAGTAAGGTTAGGAAGCCCCTTGGCTTCAATGCGCTCAACCTGCTCCCAGGTGAGGTCACGAATAACATAGGTGTCGCCACACTTGGGCTTCCAGTACTGAGGGCACTCACCAGTGCCGTCCCAGTCATGGGCGCCATAGTTCTCATAGGATTGCGTGGTGATAACTAGTTTCATAATCTGTTCCTCATCAATTCAGGTATAGTGTCTCAAAAATTGATGGCTTTGTCAACGCCCGTTCGTCGGCTGCTAGTTCTTGAAGGGAATGTGCCAGGGGAAGCACTTGGCGAACAGTTCTTCTTCACGCCGGAACGCTTCTTTCTCCCAGGGCTGATTGTCATACTCGTAACCGTCAGCGTTACGACCCTTCCACTTCCAGCCACACTCATTGATTAGCTCACCACGGAGAAACTGCTTGGCATGGACAAGCTCGTGAGCCAGCGTCTTCATCATCTCAAGAAAAGACAAGTTGCGCTTCGTAACAGGGCAAGTCTTGGCAATCCGAATGACGGCAAACTCCTTGCTGCCATTACAGTATCCGAAAGCGCCCTCGGCATGCTTACCAAACTCAATCTGAATCGGACGAGTCCGAAGACGACCCAAGCCAAGCTCTTTGAGAACAGCTTGCGTATAGAACTC